CCTCAACTTCATAACCTAATAAATAACTAACGGGAACACCATAAAAATCAGCAAGTTTCTCAGCAAGTTCGTATGGTAAATTTGGATATTCTCCGCGCTCGAATTTACTCAAATTAGAAGCGTATGTAGGGTAATATCCTATTCCAACTACAACTTGCTCTAGTGAATATCCTTTTTCTTTTCGAACTTCTCTAAGCCTACGGTTGTATTTGGGTTTAGTTTGGTCTTTTGACATTTTGAACGATCCCCCTTTCGATAAGTGTATCCTTATTGATTTTATTAGATTTTAAACATAAATAAAAGTAATTTTATATATATGGTGAAACTTACCTAAAAAATGTATTGACTTGGTGTATATCACCAGTTATACTGTGGATAATACTAAATGGTGTATATCACCATATCGGGAGGGATTATTATTCACAGCTTAGATGCAAAACTAAAGAATAGAGTTAAAGAACTTAGAATTGCGGCTGGATTCAATACTCAAAAAGAACTCTCAGATCTAACAGGGTTTTCTGTAGATTTAATTACGAGAATTGAAAGTAACAGTCCAAGAGCAACACGTAATATTGGCGTGTATCTAAGAATTGCTAATGTTTTAGGCGTCAAGATAGACGATCTTTTTTTTAAAGACTAAATGGTGCTTAACACCATTTATCCAAAACGTATTCTCTCATGTATATAACTAGTGAAAGATTTGTCGGTACTTTTATAGGTTGTCCATCTTGCTTGTACACATATTTTAAATTAAAGGGGTTGTTGCGATTGAAAGAAATTAATATCGGAAAAACCAAAATTATTATTCATTCAAAATTAGCTTCAATGGATCCTGAACAACAGAAAACTTACTTTGAAGAGGAATGGGAAAATAATAATCCAGTACTAATAAATATAGTAGATGCAGCTTATAAGTGTGTTCAGAACGGTTAAAAAGGAGTGAAACCATAATGAATGAAATTGAAATAACACTCGAAGAAGCTCCAGAAGAATTACAAGAGGCTGTTGCCAATATTTATAAAAGAAACTTAACCGACTATAAAATTCTAACTGTTAAAAAGGTCACTTCAAATCCATTCTTTAATAAATCAATAGAATTCACTACTTATAAAGCTTACTTGCAATATGGGAACACAATGAAATTAGTGAACTTTAACGAACATGGACTTACGGAAAATTCTATGATCGTTGGTGACATGGTTACGTTTCTAGATTACTGGAATAAGTACTTAGAAAATCTATAAAATTTTGTTCCTACCGAGGAACATTTTTTTAAAACCTCATGGCGAAATTTGAGGATTTGTTTTAGTTCTATTTGAAAGGGGTGAGTAATATGTTAGACGTTTTGGTCTTTATAGATATTTTTATCAAGTTTTTAATTATTGGACTTATAGTCTTTGGAGTTATGTACGCAGTAGGTTATGAGAAGTGTGTTGCTATCACACTAGATGCGTTAGATTGCGATTTAGATAACTTAGAAGATTTAGAGACTGCAGAGGATATACATAAAAATGGCTGCACAATCGCGGGAACGATTAATGCAGCTAGAGTAAAGATTTAGTAAAACACTTAATAAAATCCTATCATTCATTTTGGAAACTGGCAAGAGGTGTAGTTATGAATGAAATACAGGTATTCACAAGTTCGGATTTTGGAAAAGTACGAACAATAAATATAAATTCAGAACCCTGGTTCGTTGGAAAAGATGTTGCTGAAATTTTAGGATACTTAGAGCCACACAAAGCTATAAGTCGTCATGTAGATTTAGACGACGGGATGAAACATCCCATCCCTACATCAAGTGGAATACAAGATACGTGGATCATCAACGAGAGTGGTCTCTATAGTCTAATCATTAGTTCTAAAATGCCTAATGCAAGACAGTTTAAAAAGTGGGTTACATCAGAAGTACTTCCAAGCATTAGAAAACATGGTGCATATATGACACCTACAACAATAGACGAAATGATTAATAACCCCGATTTACTAATTGGATTAGCAACAAAACTTAAAGAAGAACAGCATAAGTCGGCTATGCAACAAAAAGTAATTATCCACCAGCAAGAGGTGATTGAAATTAACAAACCAAAAGCACAGGCCTTTGACCATTTTATTAATGGGACAAACTATCAAACTATGGCAGTAGCTGCTAAATCTCTCGGTCTAGGTCGCAATACATTGTTTAAAAGATTAAAAGAAATAAAGATTTTATTATCAAACAACACACCTTATCAGAAATACATAGATCGTGGTTATTTTGTGGTAAAGGAAAAGTCCATCAAAATGGGTGATGAATTTATGAATAAGCCACAGACATACGTAACAGCTAGAGGTGTTGAGTTTATAAGAAAATTATTAGAAGAGGCAAATAATGAAACGGAAACTAAAGCAATCTAACTCAGCACCTATGCAAAAATTTAACGAGGTGCCAAGTAAAGTATTACTTCCAGTGTGGGCTCGTAGTGAAAGTAAGGCTAGAGATTATATCAAGCGTTATAAAAACTATGAGCTTATTAAATTCGAGTCACCATTTGCTATATGTAGGAGGGATGATTGAATGGCTATATTTAGGCAAATCCACACGGCTTTTTGGCAAGATTCACGAGTGTTAGAGGAAATGACACCTGAAGATAAATATTTTTATCTTTATCTGTTAACTAATCCTAATACTACTCAAATAGGAATTTATCAGATAACTAAAAAACAGATGGCATTTAATCTCGGTTATTCAACTGAGTCAATTAATAGCTTACTAGAAAGATTTATAAATACACATAAGGTTATTAAGTACAACGAGTTTACACGAGAGTTGGCAATCATTCATTGGGGTAAATATAACCTCAAGAAAGCTGGTAAGCCAATTATTGACTGTATAACCATGGAATTAAAGCAAATAAAAGATGTTTCTTTACTTACCGAGGTCGCAAATCACATTCCAAACGAATCGATTAAAGAAATGTTTTTACGACACGTACACGACACGTATAACGACACGTACACGTCAAGTGGGCAAGAAAAAGAAAAAGAAGAAGAAAAAGAAGAAGAAGAAGAAAAAGAAGTCGGAGAAACTTTTTGTCGAAAACAAGTTTCCGACGAGTCCTCTGTTTATTACAAACTTTCTGATTATCTTTTTCAAAAAATTAAAGAAAACAATCCAGATCATAAACCACCAAACCTTAAACAATGGGCTAATGATGTTCGCTTAATGATAGATAGGGATAAACGGACAGTCGAACAGATTACGTACGTAATTGATTGGTGTCAATCCAATAGCTTCTGGAAAGCAAATATACTTTCAATTTCAAAGTTAAGAGAAAAATTTGATAGGTTGGTTGCTCAAATTAAAGCTGATAAGTCAAAACCTAATAAACATACCAGAAGGCAAGAAATGATTCCAGACTGGATGAAAGATGATTATGTACCACCTAATGAAGATAGTTCAAGCGATGTAGTTAAACAACAAGAACTTTTAAAAAGGCTTGAAGAATATCAAAAAAATAAATAGGTCAAGGGGTGCTAAATGGAAAATTATATAAAACTTATCTGTGATGGTTGCGGCTTTAATTTTAAAGTCCCAAACAGCAATTATTATTCACTAAAATGTCCCCTTTGTACATGTTCAACAGGAGCTATTAATAGGGAGGTGCCAGATGAAAAACGGAAAGAGATTAACCAAGAAGCAGAAACAGTTGCTTGTAGTGAACAATCTAAATCCTAATGAATGGTTAGTAACTAAGAAAGTTCATGGCTGCATCGAAATAGTTCATAGGGAAACTGGACTAATAAGAGGCATTAAGGAGTGATGTAATGGATCTTCATGTATTAGCTGAAATTCAATCAAGATTCGATAACAAACTTATTCAAGAAAAAAATATTAAAACTGATGGTTTAATCAGATATAAATTACTGGCCTTATGTACTGAATTAGGCGAAATGGCAAACGAGTGGAGATTCTTCAAGTACTGGTCACTAGATAGAAATACCAGGTACAAAGAGTTGCTGCAAGAGTTTTCGGATGGACTGCATTTCTTATTATCGCTTTGGAACGAAAAAATTGTATTTCATCATGGTGAATGCAAATTATCATCAGATTGTTTATTTCCAAATAGAAACATTGAAGTACCAACCAGTAAAGAAGAAATACTCGACCTATACAATAATTTATACAGGTTAACCGGATTGTTAATAGATTCACTTTATTACAGGCAATTTACTAAAGGTTCTGATGCTTTCTGGATTTTCACAGAATTAGTTGAGAGTTACATAGTCTTAGGGAAAGCATTCGGATTTACTGAAGCAGAAATGGTACAAGCCTACATGGATAAAAACAAAACTAACCACGAAAGGCAGCTTGTAGGTTATTAATGGAAAAGGGATGAAGGGAATGAAAAATACACTAGGCGACTTAAATAATCATTTATTTGCTCAATTAGAAAGATTAGGTGATGAAGATTTACAGGGTGAAAAGCTAATTGAAGAAATTGACAGAGCAAAGGCAATTACGAGGGTAGCTAATCAAATAATTTCAAATGGATCTCTTGTACTTCAAGCTCAAAAGTTCCACATAGAGTATAAATCTAAAGACCTTCATAAGCCTAAGATGTTAGAGGGATAATATGCCACATTACTTTACTCCAGAGCAAAAGGAATTTATCAAAAATAATGTTAAAGGGCGAAGTTCAGAAGAATTACACAAAATTTTTAACGATCAGTTTGAATTAAGTTTAGGAATTAATCAAATAAGAGCCTTTAAGAAAAATCACAAACTTAGTAGTGGTTTAGATGGTCGGTTTAAGAAGGGTAATGTGCCATTCAATAAAGGCAAGAAAGGATTAAATATTGGTGGCATTGAGACTCGATTTAAAAAAGGACAAAAGCCTCATAATTACAAGCCGATTGGAACTGAACGGATTAACGGTGAAGGTTATGTAGATATAAAAATTAACGCAAATAAATGGCGACCAAAACATCAAGTTATTTGGGAACAACACAACGGAAAGATTCCTAGAGGCCATGTGATAATTTTTGGCGATGGTAACAAGTTCAATTTCGATGTAAACAATCTGATTTCAGTATCAAGAAGTCAATTAGCCATACTCAACACCAAGAAACTTATTCAAAATGACGCTGATTTAACTAGAACAGGTTTAATCATAGCAGACATTTACCACGCAATAGGGCAAAAAAGAAGAGGCAATAGGAGGAGTGCCAATGGAAAAACCATTTAGTGATGTAAAAACATACTACCTATCTCCAGAAGAACTTGAAGCAATTAGAAAAGAGAGCGAAGAAATAAAAAGAAGAGTTCTTATTGATATGAACGGCAATGAGATTAAAAAAACAAACTTCAGTTTTGGTAATAAAAAGATTTGAGGTGAATTATGAAAGGTTTTTGTATAAAGTGCGGAAAGCCCACATACTCCAAGAAATCCAGCTATTGTTGGGAATGCTTTAAACCCTTATTAGAGGAGAAGGTGAAAGGCTCATGAGTATAAGAGAAGTTGAAACCCATGTACTAAAAACAGTTGAACCGTATTTTACTGCAGTTGAAAATGGTCATAAGAATTTCGAGGTAAGAAAATTTGATAGAGATTTCCAAGTAGGGGATTATTTACAGCTAACACATTATGATCCAAAAACTAATAATCTAGGAAAATATGTGTTTAGAAAAATAACATACATTCTGAACGATCCAACTTATGTGAAAAGTGGATATGTAGTATTAGGCCTTAATGATCCAACTATTAGAGAAGAATTAAAATACAAAGGTCCAGGTAAAAAGCGGATTAGAAAGAAAAGAGCTAAACAGGACAAAAGATTGAAATTACTTCCAGAACTTAAAAAGAGATCATTCAAGCTTCTTGTTGAAAATAAAAAACTCAAGATGGACAGAGACCATGATTTAGTATTCTTCACAAATGAACTATGTAAAGCAGACGAGCGTATACAAACCTTAGATAAATTAATTTGCGACTCATTACTAGAAAACTACGAGCTCGAGCAAAAGCTATTTAATCTAAAGTCTGAAAAGAGTATTTTTAAACGAATAAGTAACTTTTTAGGCATTGGTACTCCAGATGAGCTTAATTGATTTCTTAGTTGTTGAAGAGAGAATTAAGCGTTTTGAAAGCTTATTAGAAAAACATAAAAGAAATGACATTAAATTAATTGCTGTTAATCGATTATATGATTTTAGTTGGATATGCGAAGATTCGACTGGAAGTGTTAGGTACTACACAATAGATGAACATTTATTCCGTGGCGAAGGACAAGCACTAGGAAGTTTCGGCGGTAACTTTACTGTTATTGATGATAGATATGCATGCAATCAGACAGTGTATTTGAAAGGTAAAGGTCACACTAGCTGCGCTACTAATGAACTAGATTCATATTTAGCAAAAGGTTGGGTAATAGATAATTAAGCGAGGTGGCTACTATTGATAAAAATACTTGAATTGTTTGGTGGAATAGGAGCTCCACGGAAAGCCCTAGTGAATTTAGGTGTAGAACATAAATCAATTGATTATGTTGAGTGGAATGAAAAAGCAGTTAGGACATATAACGCTATGTTTGATAACTGCTATAAACCTGAATCAGTTGTTGGCTATTCACTTCAACCTGATATTTTAGTTCATGGTAGCCCATGCCAAGATTTTTCAATCGCTGGAAAACAGTACGGTGGAAATATTGAAGATGGAACTAGGAGTTCATTATTGTTCGAGACAATTAAGATTATTGAAAATTTAGGTGTCTGGAAACCTAAAGTAGTTGTTTGGGAAAACGTAAAAAATACACTATCCAAAAAAATGATACCTGCTTTTATTCATTATCTAACCGACATGGAAAGGTTGGGTTACACAAATTCTTATCAAGTTCTTGATGCTAGAGATTTTGGAATCCCTCAAGCGAGAGAGCGACTATTTACAGTTTCGATATTAGGAGAACAATACTTTGATTTTAGCAAACTAGGAAGAAAGCCTATGAGACCAATTCAAGAATTTCTAGAGAACGTTACTGATGAGAAATATATTGTATCTCAACCAAGTATGTTATCTAAGTTACCTGGGAACAAACCAAATCCTAAGTTTAATAGACTGTTAGATGTTATAGAAGATTATGCCTACACAATCACAACTAAACAGATGCGTTGCCCTAACAGTGGAGTTTTAAGACTAGAAGATGGCAGATATAGGTACCTTACAGAACGAGAATGTTGGCTATTAATGGGTTTTGATAATAAAGACTTCGAGGCAGCTCTAAAAGAACATCCAACAAAAGAAGCATATATGAACGGTACGTTATATCACCAAGCAGGCAATAGCATTGTTGTTCCAATATTAGAAGCAATATTCCAAGTGCTTCTGAATGAAGATTTTGCAACAGAGTTCACAGAACAGAATGGACAACTACAAATGATTTGTTAGATATGAAACGAACATTTTAATTAAGAAAAGAGGAAATTGTAAATGGGATATAGACATTACATGTATAAAATCAGTAAAGATCTTGTGAGTGATATTAAAACATTAACTTATGATGAATTAAAGGATAGATTTAAGGGATATGATGATGATTATTTCGACCTTGACAAAGTTCCGCAAGAAATGATTTATGAATTTGGTAAATTGTATTGGGATGATACCGCAGAGAGAATTTACTCTAAGGGAGTTCCTTTATTTGAAAGAAAAGAAGTAATGGATAAATTATCAGATTTTGCACCTTATATAGTTGGTAAAGAAGGTTTAAAAGAGGCGATAGACATTTATAAGGGTAAGGTCATAAATATCTATAAAGATTTACTTGTTGATACTGATGAAGGCAAGGCATCTGATAAACAGATTAATCATGTTAAAGATTATTTACGAGAATGGGAAAGTGGATACGCAATTAATCTGAATGAGGAATCTAAAAAAATCACACATTCATGGAAATACGAGTTCAATATGTTTGAGCTAGTAAGGCTGCTGAAAACAATCGATTTCGAGAAAGATACAATTCTTTTTTATGGATGGTAAACACAATAAAATCAACCTTTCATTAGGAGGGATAACATGATAAATAGAGTAGTACTTGTAGGTCGTTTGGTAAGGAATCCTGAACTAAGATACACACCTGAAGGAGTTGCAGTAGCAACGTTTACATTAGCGGTTAATCGAAACCATGCAAATAAACAGGGTGAAAGAGAAGCTGATTTCATTAACTGCATAGTTTGGAGAAAGCCTGCTGAGAACGTAGCAAATTACTTAAAGAAAGGTAATTTGACAGGAGTAGAAGGTAAAATTCAAACTAAATCATATGACAACAATGAGGGCAGAAGAATATATGTAACTGAAATATTAGCTGATAATGTACATTTCTTAGAACCTAGAGCGAATTTAAATAACAACTCTCAACCAAATCAAAACAATATAAATCAACAAGAGCAACAGCCATACTTTAACCAGGGTACACCAATTGATATAAGTGATGATGATTTACCTTTTTAAGGAGGTTTAAAAATGTTTAAAATGTTAATCTCAATAAATGGCCCATTCTATTATAGTCAGGAATCGGTTGACGTTAAGCAATTATATGACTTTCACGGTATTAAATTAGCATTGCATAGACCACCAAAAAACAACCCAAATAAACATCAACTTTGGTGCATCTCTGATATAGAAACGGGAACTCTAGTTGCAAAAGGTATGAGTCAAGCTTATACAGAAAAAAAAGCTAAAAAACTATTAGAAAAATATTATGAAACATTTTTGATTCGCAAAGAAAAGTACCTAAACGTAGTCGCTGGTCAGCAGGTTCAATTATGAGAGCTAAGAAGATTAACCTTACAGAAATCCAAACAGAACTAACACCAGGTGAAGTGAAAGTAATCTTATGGGATGGCCACGAAAATAGATTAAAAGTTTTCAATGCATCTTCACATGGAAAAACAATTATCGAAACAGTCAAAAACAAACCAACTAGAGTGACATTTGAGGAAAGCGAACTTTTATAAAGGGCGAGTACTGGAGAGTACATAAAAAATCGTCAGTCCAAGATAGGAAAGCCTGAGGACACTGTTATTTAGCAAAATGCTATGTAATGGTGTCCTTTTTAATTAAAGGAGTGGTTTAGTTGGGTACTTTAAAAGATGAGCTGCACAAGTGGAAAAAGAGCAAAAGAAAGACAAAAAGCAAGTCGAAAAAGAAACAACAACCAAAAGCACCTGAAACCTTCAGTACTAGAGATATTGAGGAATTAATGGGTGTTCATAGACAAACATATAAAAGACATCATGGGGCATTAAGAAGTAAATAGGTAAAGGGGGATGCTGTTAAAATGAATCAAGAAAATTTCAAACTACCTGAAATAGATAACAAAAAAACTAAAGCTGCAGTTGAGAAAGCATTAGAGAAATATAGAACATATTTACTTGCACTTCCAAGTGAATTTTATCCAAAAGTGACACAAACATTTACACTGGTACCACCATCACCTAACAATTCATTTAGATCATCTACTGAAGATGCAGCTATTCATTTAGCAGACTTCGAGAATGAAAGATTTGACTATATGGAAAAGATTCACAGAGCTTTAAATAAGTTAAGCAGAAACGAAAGAGAAATCATAATTAAGTGCCATATAAAAACAGAAGATTCATATGACTTCGTAGTATATAACGAAATGGGTTACAGCAAGGCCCATTTTTATAGATTAAAAACTAAGGCATATTACAAACTAGCTTTTGCCTTAAGAGTTGAAGTGTATAAATACAAAAAATCATCATAGCATCCAGTACACATGGGTGCTTTTTTTAAAATCATTGTACTAGGAGAGAAATGTTATGGAGACAGTTCAACCGATAAGAGATAGAAATCAAATAAAGTTCCTTATTGATTATTTTCAAAATAAAAGTGAACGTAATTATATTATGTTCATGGTCGGTATTCATTTTGGTCTAAGAATATCAGATATATTAAAGCTAAAGGTCGGGGATGTGAAAGGTGATTATATTAAGATACGTGAAGAAAAGACCGGAAAGATAAAAAGATTAGCAATGCATCCAGAATTAAGAGTTCCGTTAAAAAACTTTATTAAAGGTAAAAGAGATCACGAATATTTAATTAAAAGTAGGCAGGGACTAAATAGGGCTATAGATAGAAGTACTGCATATAGAATTTTAAATGATGCTGCATCACTTATTGGACTAAAAGAAATTGGAACTCACACAATGAGAAAAACAATGGGTTACACCTATTACATGAAAACAAAAGATATTGCTACACTTCAGAAATTATTTAATCATCGTAACCAGACAGACACATTAAGATATATTGGAATCCAGCAAGAACAATTGGATGAAGCATTATCTAAAATCAGCTATAGATAATATTTTTTTGGTATTAACTACACCATAATTTTAATATTGTCGCACTCAATTTCACGAAATCTGAAATCCTTTGAATCTCCAAGGGATTTCATTGTTTTTTGACTGCAACACAATAAGTAATATGGTGTAGTCACTGACAAATAAAAAAGGACTAGGGAAAAATCAAGTCTAAATAAAAAAATGAGACTTTTATGAGACTTTTATGAGACTTCATTTTGTTTTAGATGTGATAAATTTGTATTGTGGATTCATTTCACAGCAACCCTTTTATATTTCCTATATCCCTTTTTCAGCTACTTACTTAATTGTGAGTAGCTTTTTTAATGGTATTTAACAGCTAAATAAAAAGGGTTATTGTCACCTTTTGTCTAATATTAAATTAGAGGTGAGATAATGATTGATACACTTGTAGACTTCATGCCAATTATAGTTATAGTTACTATTCCTATAATTATGATAGTTATTGCTAAGATTTCATCAAGAAAAATAGCGATGGAAATTGAAGCGAAAAGGAAGTATGAAGAGAAAATTGAAGAATTAAGACTTCAAAAATCAAAACAATCAGGAATAGACGATATTGATAAAATGACCGGAATTCAATTTGAACATTATCTAAGGGACATGTTTTCAAATAATGGATATGATGTTAGAGTAACACAGGCAAGTGGAGATTACGGAGCCGATTTAATTCTAATTAATGATGAAAAAATGATTGTTGTTCAAGCTAAACGTTATAGTAGAACTGTAGGATTAAGATCTGTTCAAGAAATTAAAGCTGCTGAAAGTCATTATAATGCTGATGAGTCATGGGTTGTTACAAATAGCTATTTTTCTAAGTCTGCAATTAAACTAGCAGAGTCTAACAAAGTAAAATTAATTGATCGTAGTGAATTAATTGAACTGTGTTTAGAATTCAACGATCTATAAAAGAAATGGATAAAGGAATATTGTCGCCTTATGTCTAATTATTAGATAGAGGGAGGTGAAATAATGTCGTTAACATTTGAGAGTATTAGAGAAAATATTAGACACTATCATGATCCAGCTTCACATAATAGGTTACTACAACTCTATGACCAGTTTTATAAAGAGAGAGAAGTGAAAGCTGCTTATATTAAAAACCAGTACAGTACGGCGGCAGCATCAATTTACTATATCTTTAATAAAAAAGGTGTTATCATTCTGACTTATGATAACAATAACCAAGTTATTGAAGAGTATGAATGTAAATTAGTAAGTAAGAAACTAACGCAAACAGGAATTAATACACCGAACTATCAATTAACATTAAAATTTGACAATGACATTGAATTGATATTTGACAGTGTTGTTGATACTTCTTTAACACCTGATTGGGTAGAAGAATATGCTGATACAATAATTGATATTTATAAAAAAATGTAATTCATTTTAGCATCCTTTAAAGGATGCTTTTTTAATTGAGGAAACCAAAATGAAACCATTTGCTAAGAAGTTCTATCATAGTAAAGTATGGCGAAAATGCCGTGCTTCTTTTATTAAGTATAGGCTAGGACAATGTGAACGTTGCATTAATCCTGGACAAATAGTTCATCACAAAATATTACTTACACCAAACAACATTGATGATCCAGAGATTACATTAAACTTCAGGCACTTAGAACTATTATGTCAGGACTGTCACAACAAAGAACATCACGCTAAGCATTCAGTAGTTGCTGAAGGATTAATGTTTGATTCAACAGGACAATTAGTACAAGCATAGCCCCCCTATAAAAATAGGGACAGGCACTCCAACGGTAACCGAGTGTCCACCTTTAAAAAACACACGAGTCATTTTACGAGGGGGGGTGTGGTAATGAAAGGAAGGTGATTTTGATGAAAGGAAAACAAACTCTTGAGGATTTACAAAAAGTCGCAAGATTAAACGAAGAGATAAAAAGATTAAACAAGATTTTATCTAAGGTTGATAAGAAAACCAAAAAGGCAGTCCACTCATTAATTGAGAATGCTGCATTCATGGCAATTACACTTGAAGATCTTCAACAACATATTAATAGACATGGAACAGTTACTGAATATCAGAATGGTGAAAACCAGTGGGGAACTAAGAAAAGTCCTGAGGTTGAAATTTATAACACCATGATAAAAAATCACATGGCTGTTATGAAGCAGCTCACAGATTTAATCCCTAAAGAAGAAACCAAACCATTAGATGATGGGTTTGATGGGTTCGTGGTTGATAAATGAAAAAGCGCAAGTCGTCACTAAAAAAGTATCCAATCGCTTATAACCCCATTATAGAATATTGGAATAAAATCGAAACTGGAGAAGAGATAGTATCTGACAAAGTAAGAAGGATATATAAAAAGCTAGTATCAGATATTTATGACACCACTTCCGTTTATGAATATGACTCTAAGAGAGCAAACCACGCAATAGAGTTTATAGAAAACTTCTGTAAACACTCTAAAGGTAAATGGGGCGGTCAACCAATTATATTAGAATTGTGGCAAAAAGCATTTTTAGCCGCAGCCTTTGGTTTTGTTCATAAAATAGATGGTACAAGAAAATACAGAGAAGTATTATTAGTAGTTGCTCGTAAAAATGGTAAATCTACTGTTGCATCAGGTATAGGTCTTTATCTACAAGTCGGTGATGGTGAAGCTGGTTCGGAAGTTTATGCAGTAGCAACTAAAAAGGACCAGGCAAAATTAGTATGGCTTGAAGCAAAACGAATGGTTAAAAAGTCACCAGTACTACTTAGAAGAATTAAACCGCTAGTTGGTGATTTAATTAGTGATTGGAATGATAGTTCATTTAAACCTCTTGGCTCAGATAGTGAAACACTTGATGGTTTAAACGTACACGGAGCTATGATGGATGAAATTCATGCTTGGAAAGATAAAAATCTCTATGACGTTGTAGTCGATGGTACATCTTCACGTGAACAACCTATGATATTTATGATTACAACAGCAGGAACTGTTAGAGAATCTGTTTATGATATGAAATATGAAGAAGCCGAAATGTTATTAAATGGATTTGACAACGAGGATGGTTATAAAGATGATAGATTTCTACCAATAATTTACGAATTAGATAATCGTAGTGAATGGACTGATCCTAGTACATGGAGAAAAGCCAATCCAGGACTAGGAACAATAAAAAAATTAGATCAATTAGAAACTAAAGTAAATAAAGCAAAATCAAATTCTCTTTTAGTAAAGAATTTACTATGTAAGGATTTTAATATAAGAGAAACTTCAAGCGAAGCGTGGTTAACATTTGAGCAGTTAAACAACACGGAAAAATTCAATATATTAGACTTAAAACCTTCCTATGGTATTGGTGGTTGTGACTTATCAAGCACAACAGACTTAACCGCAGCGAAGGTTATTTTTATGGTACCGAATAATCCTGAGATTTATGTTATGCAAATGTATTGGCTACCTGAAGATTTACTAGATCAAAGGTCAAAAGAAGATAAAATTCCATATAACATTTGGTATGACATGGGATTACTTAGAGTCTCACCAGGTAATAGTGTTCATCCGAAGTATGTTACTGAATGGTTTTTAGAGTTAAGAGATGAGTACGGACTTTACTTACCATGGATAGGATATGATTCATGGTCTGCTAAATATTGGGTTGAAGAAATGCAAAATCATTTTGGTGTTGAAGCCATGATTCCGGTAATTCAGGGCAAAAAGACTTTATCAAGTCCGATGAAGCTACTAGGTGCTGACTTAGATAGTAAGAAAATAGTTTATAACAATAATCCAATAGACAAATGGTGTTTATCTAATACAGCAATTGAAGTAGATAAAAATCTTAACATACAACCATGCAAGACAAATAATCAACGTAGACGTATTGATGGAACAGCAGCATTATTAAATGCCTATGTAGTACTTCAAGAAAAGAAAAATGATTACATGAACATGATCTAGAGAGGGGGTGAAGAATTGGGATTATTTCAAAAACTTTTTGGTAATAAAAGTTCACCTGAAGCAGTAAACAGATTCGAGATGATTACTGACCACGGCTCTGGATTCTATGCTTGGAATGGAAACCTTTATAAAAGTGATTTGGTAAGAGCAGCAATTAGACCAAAAACAAAAGCTGTAGGAAAGTTATTAGCAAAACACATTCTGAGTTATAAAGATACTTTTAAAGTTAATCCTCAACCATACATTAGATTTCTATTAGAAGAACCAAATCCATACATGACAGGTCAGATGCTTCAAGAGAAATTAGCGGCACAGTTAATGCTTAATCATAACGCATTTGCTTATATTAAACGTGACGAGGTAGGTTCTGCACAGGAAATATATCCATTAAATGCTGTATCTGTTGAACAGATTGAGGGTAAGTATGGTGATTTATTTTTAAGGTTCACCTTCGCTAATGGAAAGCGTACAACGATTCCGTACGTAGATATTATTCATCTTAGAAGAGATTTTAATGAGAATGATCTATTCGGTGATTCGCCTCACGAAACATTAAAAAACTTAATGGAAGTCATAAACACTACTGACCAGGGAATAGTTAAAGCAATTAAAAATTCTATGGTCATTAAGTGGATATTGAAATTTAAAGCAGTACTTAAGCCTGGAGATAGAGACTTAGAGGTTAATAAGTTTGTAGAAAACTTTCTTTCTATCGATAAGGGTAAGGGTGTTGCTGCAGTAGATCCTAAATATGACTTAGAACAAATTAAAAATGAAAGCTATGTACCTAATGCAGCTCAAATGGATAGAGCCCGTGATAGGATATATAGCTTTTTTAATACCAATGAGAAAATCGTTCAAAGTAAATTTTCAGAAGATGAATGGAATGCATATTATGAAGCTGAAATTGAGCCAGACGCTAAACAATTAAGTGGAGAATATACAAGAAAGATTTTTAGCAAAACAGAACGAGGTTTTGGTAACAAAATTATTTTTGAATCTAACAGCCTACAATATGCATCAATGTCTACGAAACTTAATTTAGTACAAATGGTTGATAGGGGTGCTCTTACACCTAATGAATGGCGTGAAGTATTAAACGTAGGTCCTATTGAAGGTGGAGATAAGCCAATTAGAAGGCTAGATACAGCATTAGTGAAAGCATCTAACAACATTCAGAAAGGAGGTGGGAAACAGAATGGAAAAGCCAAAAATTCAAAATAAAGAACTCCGTTTATTCAATGGCAATGTAGAAGTTAGATCAGTTACTGAAGGTGAAAAAAGAACCATAGGTGGATACGCAATAAAGTATAACCAACAATCACAGCCTATTAGGGATAGATGGGGTGATAGATTCATAGAAGAATTTGCACCAGGTGCGTTTGATGAAAGTCTTGAAAAAAGAACTCAAAAGGCACTTTGGAATCATAAAGCAGAATTTCCTTTAGGTTCTGTGAAGTCTGGAACTTTACGAGTAAATTCAGACAACGTTGGGTTAGCATTTGAAAATGATTTACCTTCTAATTCTTGGGGTAATGATGCTTATGAAAGTATTAATCGAGGCGATGTAGACGGTGTATCTTTCGGATTTAGATGTTTAGAAGATAAATGGTCTAAGGTAACAGTTGGTGAAGAAGAAGTTTACAAAAGAACTGTTATGAAAGCAGAGCTTTATGAGATTAGTCCCACTACATTCCCAGCTTATGAGAGCAGCGAAGTTAGTTGTAGAAGTTTAGAAGATTTTAAGAATGAGTTAAAAAACAGGGAATTGAGAAGAAAACTACTTATTCAAACGATGTTTTAAGGAGGTGAGAAATTTGTCTCAGCAAAGGTTAGAAGAAATACAAGTAAGAAAATCAGCATTAACAAATACAATTGAATCTTTAAAAAAGCCTCTTAAACCTCTTGAAAAAGAGTTGAAGGAACTTAAAGAAGAAGAAGCTCAATTAAAAAAAAATTAAAAAACAATGAAAAGGAAGGTGCGTAAAGCATGAATCGATTACAACAAATTTTACAAAGAAAAGCTGAGTTAAGAACATTACTTGAGGATTCTAGTGCAGATTTAACGGCTATTGAAACAGAATTAAGAAGTTTGAACGAGGAACAAACTCAGATTGAAACTAGAAATCGTTTAATGGAAGAAGCTGGTCAAATTAATAATAGTCCAGCAGCAGGAGAAGTTAGAAACGTATTCACTCCTGGCACTCAACAACAAACAGAAATTAGAGAAGATCGTTACTCAACTTTAGAGTATAGAAATGCATTTATGAATTATGTTAAGACTGGTGTAATTTCAACGGAACTTCGTGCTGATGCTACAACAATGACTACCGATATCGGAGCAGTTATTCCAACGACGATTATGAATGAAGTTGTTGAAAAATTAAAATCTTATGGCCAGATCTATTCTCGTATTCGTAAGACAGCATTTAAAGGTGGAGTAAAAATTCCTACTGCATCAGTTAAGCCAGTTGCAACATGGAAGGCTGAAGGAACATTATCTGATAAGCAAAAGAAACAAATCAATACTTACATCGAGTTCAGCTATTATAAATTACAATGCCGTATTGCTACTAGCTTAGAAGCTGACACAGTTGCACTTCCAGTATTCGAAGCTACAATTGCAGCTAATATGGCTGAAGCTATTGTTGTAGCAGTAGAAATTTCTGTAATTAAAGGAACTGGAGTTGGTGAGCCAAAAGGTATCTTAACTCACACTGCAGAAATACCAGTAGCACAACAAATTGCAGTTGCATCAGCAGACGTTGGTAAGTGGGATAAATGGAAGAAGAATGTTTTCGCTAAGATTCCATTAGCTTATGAAGGTAGCGGAGTATGGTTAATGACTAAAGCTACATTTGAGGGTTATATTGATGGAATGGTAGATGCAAATGGACAACCTATCGCTAGAACAAACTACGGCATAACTGGATCACCTGTAAGACGTTTTGGTGGATATGATGTAATTTGCGTAGAGGCTGATTATTTACCAAACTACGAAACTGCAGTAGCAGATGATGTATTTGCGGTTTTCGTTGATCTTGGGGAATATATCTTTAATTCAAATTTACAAATGACAATGAAGCGTTACTTCGATGAAAATACTGATGAGTGGATTGATAAGGCTACTTTAATCGGTGATGGTAAGTTACGTGATGCAAATGGAGTATTACTTCTTAAGAAGGGTGCTTAATAGTTTAGAAGAGTAAGAGGGGCATACTAGCTCCTCTTTTTCTTTATAAGGAGGGGCATCATGCTAGAAAAAATTAAAAAATCACTAAGAGTTTCAGACGACTTTGAAGATGAGATTTTAGATCTAATTTGTGCATGTAAAGAAGACTTAAAGCTTAGTGGAATAAAGAGAACATCAGATACTGATCCATTAATTATTCGTGCTGTTACATTATACTGTAAAGTTCATTTTGGTTATGATAATCCAGAAGCAGAAAGATTTCAAAAGTCATATGACATGTTAAAAACTCACTTAAGTTTATCCAGTGAATATATAACGGTGACTACATGAGAGCAGATATGAGAAATAAAATTTCAATTCTGAGCAAAGTCAATTTACAGAATGATTATGGAGAAGTTACGGATAATTGGGAAATAATTAAATCTAACTTATGGGCTTCAAAAGAACCTATTCTAGGAAATGAGTACTTTTCAGCAAAGGCAGTACAAAGTAAAGTAGAAGTGAAATTTAGAACTCACTTTATAAGTGGCATAACTGATGAGATGAGGATACAAGAAGGTTCAGAAGTTTACGAGATTCTAAGCGCAATAAATGTTAAGTCACTGAATCGAGAATTACTTATGTATTGTAAGAAGGTGACTTAATGTCTAAAAAGTTCAAAATCGAAGGAATGAAAGAACTTGAAGAGTCATTAAAAAAACTTAACAAAATTCCTCAAAAGTGTGTGAATAGAGCTGCCAAACAGGGAGCACAAATTGTTTTAGAATCTGCCAAAGCAAATGCACCAGAGGATATAGGCAATCTTAAGGCAGGTCTTAAATTAGTTCGTGAAAAAACAAGAGTGAGAGGAAAAAAAGTACTACAAGTAACTTTCAATAGGGATTTTAATCATATTTTCGTAAAAGTCTCTAAAACAGGTAACCGATCTTACTATCCAGCATCACAAGAGTATGGTTTTAAGACTCGAAGCGGTGGATATATACCAGGTTTTAGATATTTAAAAAAATCAATAACTCAAAACCAACAACAGATTGAAAAGAAAATCGTTGATGTACTCTCAAAAGAAATAGACAAGTTGAAATGAGGTGGTTAAGTGGACTTTGAACAAGCATTAAGGGTTGAGCTTATATCCATTCCTGAACTAAACAATAAAGTATTCCCATTATTCGCTAAAGAGGGCACTCAAACACCTTATCTTGTTTATTCAGGGAGTTATGAGCCTTTCAAAACATTAGATGGTATCACTAATGATATTAAAGGTGAATGTGACCTTAATTTAATCTGCAAAACATACGAGGAATTAAATTCCTTATGCAAAAAGATAAATGACAAACTAATAACCTTCCAATCTAGGAATATAGGAGTAAATGGGCCTTTTATACAGGACATATCAGTAAAAACACCTATCAAAGAACGTGATGGAACTTACTATGTAGCACTAATAGAAATAATCGTAAATTACGAGGAGGTATAAAAAGCATGAAAGCAATGGGAACATTATTTAAAATTGGTGTAAATGCAGTCGGTAATTTAACGTCAATCAATGGGTTAGAATTATCAGCAGATACTATCGAAACAACTACACTAGATAGTGCAGATGGTTATAGAACATTTGAGCAAGGACTAAAAGATGCTGGCGAGGTTTCAATTAGTGGATATTTTGATCCGACAGATGCAACTGGTCAAATTGCATTACACACAGCATTTGAGAGTGGAACTAATTCGGCTTTTTCAATTGAATTCCCCGCAACAGCAGATTGGACATTCAACGGAGTAGTAACAGCATTCACAACAGGCGCAGAACTTGAAGATCAAGTAAGTTTTGAAGCGACAATAAAAGTAAGTGGTAAACCAACACTAACAATTACACCTTAAAGGCTAGGGAAATACCCTAGTCTTTTTTATTAGGAGGAAAATATGAAAGGTAATGATTATAAAATTGTCTACAACAACGGAAAATCGGAAGTTTATATAGATGGCAAAAAAATCGAGAACTTACGCTCTGTGGAGTTTGAACATAGTTTTGACTGTGTTCCAACTTTAAAGATTGAGGTCATGCCTAAATCAGTAAACTTGGAGGAAAAGTAATGTACACACCAGTTAAATTAGATAAAACTAGAAACATATTGCTGGGTTTTGAAGCGTTAAGTTTATTCAAGAAAATTACTGGAAAAAGTCTAATGAAAATAGATTTTGATAATGAGGATATTGAGGAATTAATTCCTTTGATTTTCTATGTTGGCCTTAAACATGAGGATAAAGAATTGACTCTAGAAGAAACTACAGCGTTAATTGATAAACACTTAGGTGTTAGTGGCGCGGTTGACTTGTTACCTAAGATAATTCAAGAATTATTTCCAGAGGATAACAACTCAAAAAACAAACAAAGGGCAGTGAAAAAATAGACGAGGATTATGACTATGAACGCGAAAGTTTAAAACTCGCTGCCCATATGGGAATAGCAATAAGTGATTATTGGAATATGACACCAAGAACTTTTTCAATAATTGTAGATGGTTTTAAAGAACGTAAAGAACAAGAACTTAAACAACAACAGTATTTAGTTTGGTTGGGCGAAAATCTACATCGTACTAAGTATTTAAAACCGTTTAATCAAATGTTTAAAGATGAAAGTCAAGAAGAAATGACTGACAAACAAATGTTATCTAAAGTAAAGATTTTAAACGCCATGTTTGGCGGGGAGGTGAAATCAAATGGCAGTAGTTAAAAACCTCATGGTTCGTGCAGGAGCAGACTTCAGCAAAATTAAAACAGAAACTCAAAAGGCACAAAAAACATTATCAGCTTTTAAAAGTAGTGTTAGTGCAACGATGGCTGGAATTGGTGTAGCATTAGCGGGTATTGGTGTAGCATCAGTATCAGGAGCTAAAGACGCAATGAAGTTTGAAGCTTTAATAACTACTTTGGGTGAATCTCTTGGTGATAATATAAAAGATTTTGAGAAGTGGCAAGAAACTGTAGGTCGTTCTTTAGGTTATTCAAAGTTACAAGCAGCAGAACTTGCGAATATGTTATCACTTAACTTTAAAAAAATCGCTGTAGACCAAAAGGACTTAGCAGATAAAACTACAAAGATGATGGAAGTTGCAGCGCTTGTCGCTAATAAACGTGGAATGGCAATGACAGAAGTTTCGGACCGTATTCGTTCAGCTATGAACCAAGAAGCCGATGGGGCAGATGAACTTGGAGTAAACGTTCGTGCAAATGCAATTCAACAATCAAAAGCATATGCACAAATGTCTAATGGTGTTCCTTGGGAAAAATTAAGCACAAATATGCAAAAGGCTATCTTGTATCATCATATTTTAGAATCGGTTAGTACTAACCTAGGTGACACCATACAAAATACTACATCAATGAAAATGTCTGTTTTCTCAGCAACACTTGGAGATATGAGACTTGCATTAGGTCAGGCTTGGTTGCCTATTTTAAGTATCGCATTACCAGCACTTACAAAATTAGGAAATGGCATTACAAGTGTATTAAGTAAGTTCGCTCAGTTAATGTCTGCGTTGTTCGGTTATGAGGTTGCAACCGGTCAAAGCATGGCTACTCCAACAGACAATGCTGATAAATTAGGCGATTCTATAAATGGTGTAGGCGATGCATATAAAAATGCAGCAAAAGAAGCAAAGAAGGCACAAGGACAACTTGCTGGATTTGATGAGATTAATACACTAGCGAAGAAAACTGATTCCGGTGGTAGTGGAGGTGGAGTAGGTGGTTCAACTCCAGATAACACAAAGTACAACGTGTCAAAAAATGATGATAGTGAGGGAGCTATTGATAAAATCAGCAATAAAGTAAAAAAACTATCTGATGATTTTAAAAAATGGCTAGAACCATTAAAACCGTATTGGGATAATTTAAAAGACTCAGTAAAAGGGTTCGGAAAATCTATTGAGGATTTATGGAATTCTAAGGCGGTAAAAGAATTTAAGAAAGCATTTATGGAAGATCTTCAACCTTTTTTTGCCGACTTACTACTAATTACATCAGGTGCATTTGATATATTATCAGGTAGTATAGACACATATGTTGGTATGGTTAATGGTGATTTTAGCAAAGCTTTACAGGGTGCCGAAAAACAAATAAGTGGTTTATATGACATTATTACAGGGACTATAGGATTGGTTTTTCCTGACCTCGGTAAAAAAATGGAGGAATTTGGGAAAAAGTTTGGCGAAAAATGGAGTGCCTTAAAAAATGAAATAAAGAAGAATGGGAATCCCGCAAAACTTGAAGCATCAGATTTTGCAGAAGGATTAAAAAGTGCTGTTCTTGGTAAGATTGTTGGATTAATGGTTTCTTTGGGTACAAAATGGGACGATATAAAAACGGATGCTTCAAAAAAATGGAAAACTATTACTAATGCGATAACGTTTTGTTTAAAAGATTCTGTATTTCTAAAAGGTGTTGGAATTGCATCACGTGGTATTTTTGACAAAATCAAAGGTGCATTTACGGGTGCTAAAAAATGGTTTGATGATAATGTTGCTAGTAAGATTTCAGCCTCACTAGGAAAGATAAAGGATAAATTTAAAAGCGGCATTACGGATGGAATAAAAGCATTATTAAATACCTTCATAGATACAATTAATAAACCATTCAATACACTAAAGAAAATTAGTGTATTAGGTAAAAAGCCATTTTCGGGATTACCAACAATCCCTAAACTTGCTAGAGGTGGTATTGTAGATGGCGCAACTAACTTTGGTAACTATATTGCTGGTGAGAAGGGCAAAGAGATGGTAGTTCCTCTTGAAAACACAGGCTTTGTAGATAAGTTAGCGAGTGCATTAGGAACAGCAGTAATGGGTGCTATGAAAATGTCTACAAATGGTGGTTCTGGTGATGTAGTACTAAATATTGATGGTCGTACATTTGCTCGCGCAATAGCTCCATATCAAAAAGGAGAATCAAAACGAGTAGGAACTACAATTCTAAAAACTATCTAAGGAGTTGGTGACTTTGTTAAAAATTAATGGAGTTGATATTCCGACTCCTTCTGATTATCAAGTAGGAATACAAGATTTAAGTAATGCCGAACGTAATGCAAAAGGCGATATGATTATAGAACGTATAGCTACAAAAAGAAAACTAGAACTAAAGTGGAATTTCCTCACTCAAACTGAATTAAACACATTGCTAGGGTTAGTTAGCGGTGTGTTTTTTACTGTCAATTATATTGATCCAGTAGAAGGTAGCACATCAGGAACTTTTTATTGTGGAGACAGAACGGTTCAAGCAGTAGATTACCGTAACGGTGTAATGAGATGGAAAGACATTTCATTTAGCTTAGTAGAAAAGTAGGTGATTGAATGTTAAATGCAAGTAACGAGTTCAAGTCACTTATATACGAAAATGGTAGATACACTCAATTTAAGATTAATTTCACGTTAGATGGCGTCACTACAACTTACTATGATGAAAGAATTGTATCAGTTGATGTTTTAGAAGAATGCTCTGTAATTAATGATACTTCTACAACTAATGAAGCAGTAATTGTACTTGATAACCAAGACAATACATTTAACTTTTTAAGGAATGATCAGTTTGAAACGATAATCGAAAAGAAACCGAAGTTAGAATTGTATTGTGGTATTCAACTAAGCGATTTAACAACTGAATGGATTCCTTTAGGGGTGTACTTTTTACATGAGTGGGAAAATGACACAACAGTAATGACTATCAATTTGATTTGTAGAGATTACTTTGAAAATTTAGCTAACGACAGCATAAAGAACGCAAATGTCACAGATACATTAAGTGATTTAGCTGCAACCATTCTAACTAACTCAGGTATAACAAATTATTCTTTAGACAGCTCGTTAAACAATTATTCTGGTTCATTCCCTAGTGTTATAGATTCTCGTACTGCGCTCCAACAAATAGCACAAGCGACTATGTGTACTTTGTATCAAGATAGGTACGGAAAAATAAATATTAAGCCAGTAAGTAAATTTCATATGGTTTCGACTTATCCAGGTAGTACAACATTTCCAGTAGTTTACACATTAGTAAATAATAGTTTTCAAATGCGAAACGTCACTCAAGATTATATGTACACTTATCCGACATTAAAGATACAAAGAAAAGTCAAAGAGATAGCTTTTAATTTATCCAGTACGACTTTTGTTGTTCAGAACGGTACAGTGACAACAGGCGATTCATTTTCTATTGAAAATCCATTTATCACAACACAAGCACACGCTTTAGAGGTAGCAGAATGGATATTTGATAATACAAAACATACTGGATATTACGAAACAGACTGGAAGCAAAATCCGTTATTAGAATGTCTAGATACTGTGATAATTGATGATTACTCAGGTAAACCTAGACAATCAATAATCACAAGGCAAGAGTTTAATTATGCAGGGTTTCTTAAAGGCAGAACAACTGCGAAAGGAGGGGTATAATGCCTTTTTCTAAAAAAACATGGGAAGATAGAATAGTTCAATATCCTAATAGATTCAACCAAACTTTAATAATTGGCAGCACTTATGATTTAATACCTGAACCTGGAACAATTACCCAAGCAGGTACACCAATAAGTGCAGCAGAGTTAAATCGTATTGAAAGTGGCATTGAAGAAGCTACTGAAATAGCTGAAACACATTCACACTCTGTTGCTACTGCATCAGAAAACGGTTTGATGAGTTCAAACGATAAAGCCAAGGTAGACAAAATTATTAATAGTATGCATTTATATCATGGTGCTTATTATTATAACCCTAAGTTGACTGGCTCTGGAATAACTTGGAGTGGTCAACTATACACTAAGGGAACATACTTAGTAAATGTTCATGCTAGGTACAACAGTGATGCAAATCATACAGCAACAGGAACGTGGTTAGTCAAATATGATGGTGGGACTACCAATAAAATAGGTTCGTGTGAGTTACTTGGTACAGTTAGTAAATGTGGTTACGCTTCATCACTTAGTCTGTCAGTAAATCTTGACGGGTTAATAACTGTAACATTCACAGCAACACTTAGTTCTACTACTGATATACATGTCACAGCTACTAAAATAGCGAATATTTAAGGGGTGATAACTTGAACGCATACGTTTTTAACAAATCAGATAGGGCTATATTTAATTTTGTTAATGAAATTAAAGTTGCTACACCTTCTGAATTAAGAAGTGATACCGAAACCTTTATTCTAGGTGAAAATGACGATTTCATAATAACCGATGTAAATTTTAATATAGGTGACACTGTTCCACAAGGAATGATAAATAAGGCTATAATTACCGAACAAGAAAAAATGCAAAAGACACAGGCAGACCTTATATATGAACTAATGAGTAAGGGAGTGCTTTAAATGGACTGGTACGGAATAATAAAAGAGTTTTATATATGTGGTTACTGGACTATTGAACAAGTTCAAGAAGCAGTATTAAAAGGCAAGATAACTGAAGAAGAATTTACATTAATTTGTGGGTAGGTGATAAAGTGAGAAGCCCAACAATAACTACGGACTTAGCAAAAGATTTACAATATGAAGTACCAAAATTTAAACAACACGACTCAGGACAGTTACTAAATGTAGCTGTCCTTTTTGATGGAGAACCTTTTGATTTAACAGGATATACAGTTTTGCCTTACTTCAAGATTCCAGGTCAAGAGATAGTTCAAAAGACTCCTATTGTAGTAGGAAACAAAATCACAATAGAACTAGATAACTTCCTTACTGGATTTGCAGAAATAGTCTCATTTGAAATTGAGTTAAGAAAAGATGGCAACGAGACTACAACATTCAGAATGAGGTACATTGTTGAGGAAAGTTTTGATACAGCAGGAGTAATAGAATCTCAACCTTATTTTGATATAGTAAAGGCGATTATTGAGAGTGACTTTATTACTAGAGAAGAATTTGAACAAGGCGACTTAAACTTAACAAACTATACACAAAAGGTGGGTGATCATCAGGGGACATGGTTATTAAAAACTCAAGAAGAACTAAAACAAGAAATAGTAGAGTTGGTTGGTACAGATGCGAATTACACACATCCATCAACGCATCCATCGACAATGATTGTATTTCCAGACAATGTTAATTTATTAACAAAGTATACCGAACTTTTAAACAGGATAGTTATTTTAGAGGAAGGTGGAGTAGTAACGCCTCCTGAAATTGAAGGTTATGACGTATTTGTAATAGCCGGTCAAAGTAATGCTGTAGGATGGGGAACTCCAAAAGATGCAGTTTTAGATGCTCCAATTACAAATGTAATGCAGTATAAGAGAGATGGGACAGTGGCAGAAGCATCATTCCCATTAGACCATAATGATCCAGACAACACAGACCATGATAAGGTTGGTTTTGCGTTATCGTTTGCGAAAAAGTATCTTGAAAACAATATGCTTGGTGCTAATAGACAAATACTATTAATACCTTGCGCTGTGGCAGGAACTGGATTCCATGATGGCAGATGGCAAGTAACGGGCGACCTTTACGAATACATGGAAACAAAAGTGTTAGAAGTTAAAAACATGGTAGGTAAAACAAATGTGTTTAAGGGTATATTATGGCATCAGGGTGAGAATGACATTTTCCTAAATACTGCATCGACATATAAAACTCAGTTAAAAGCACTAATTAATTCAATTAGAACAACAATAGGCTCTGATGTACCATTTATTATGGGTGAATTTAGTCCGCCTTGGTTTGCAACAATGTTATCGAATGGTCAACCGATTTTAGATGCAATATACCAAATTTCTAATGAAATACCATATTCTTATGTAGTTAGTTCATCAGGATTAACAGGTGATGCTATTACAGGCGACATTCATTTTAGTGCAGAATCACAACGTACTTTTGGTCAACGTTACTATGATGGATATGTGACTTCTTTAACTAGAGTTCCAGATACGACAGCACCAACACTTACTATTACTCCATCAAATACATTTACGGGTAATCAAAATGTCACAATGAGTACCAATGAGACAGCTACGATTTATTACACGTTGGATGGTTCTACACCAACCACAAGTAGTACGGTGTATTCTAGTGCTATTACTTTAAGTGCGACTACAACAGTAAAAGCATTTGCGCGAGATGCAGCAGGAAACAGTTCTGCAGTTCAAACAATAACTTATACTAAGGTTGTAACTGATACAACGGCACCAACATTAACAATAACACCTGCGACAACGTTTAGTACCTCTCAATCAGTTACTATGAGTACTAACGAAACTGCAACTATTTACTATACTTTAGATGGTACAACGCCTACTACTGGAAGTTTAGTGTATTCTAGTCCGCTAACATTAAACGCTACTACTACACTAAAAGCCTTTGCAGTTGACTCGGTTGGTAATGCATCAACTGTTCAAACAATTACTTATACTAAAGATTCAACAGCACCAACAATTACAGCTTCACCAAACGGTGGAACGTTTACAAGTACACAAAATGTAACACTTACATCTAATGAGACAGCTACAATATACTATACAGTTGATGGTACAACACCGACTACAAGTAGCTCACAATATTCAAGTTCAATTTCAATAAGCACTAACACAACATTGAAGTTCTTTGGAGTAGATAGTAGTGGAAACGCATCAACAGTTCAAACGGTTAATTTTGTAATTGATGTTGCTCCAGTAATTACAGCTACCCCAAGTGGTTCTTTTACTACCACTAAGGAAATAACACTAACATCTAATGAGACAGCTACTATTTATTACACATTAGATGGTGCAACTCCGACTACAAGTAGTACAGTATATTCTAGTCCGTTTACGATTAACGAAACAACTACTGTTAAATATTTCGGGGTAGATAGTGGTGGTAATGCTTCGACTGTTCAGTCTGTAACATACACTAAATTAACGGTTGTTACCACAAATTTAGTTTATAAATTAGGAGATCCAACTTACAATCTGTACAACGGTGCTACTTATACTAATAACATTTTATCTTTAGTTAAAGCTAACGGTAGTTATATGTATATAAATGATTCAGATGCATTTAATTTCGGTAGTGGTAATTTCTCCATACAGTTAAGAATTAAATTAAATGACACATCAGGTGCAACACAATTACTTTACTCTCAAAACGGAGCAAGTCCTTACGGTTATTCCGATACTTCTGTTACTGCTTACGTTTCTGGAAATGTTGTATATTTCCGTGTTTGTGTAGGTGGAACGGGTTATGATTTATCGTCAGTCACATTAACAAATCTAGGTTCTTACCATGACATAGTTTTATTACGAAGTGGAAGTTACTTAAAAGTTTATGTTGATGGGGTTAATGATTCAAGCAAAGACCTATATATTTCAGGTTCGGTAAACAACTCAATATACAAAATGGCAATAGGTAGATGGGGAGAATCAACAGGCGAAAACTATTACTTATCTGCCGATATTAAATCTTTCTTAGTCTACAAAAAAGCATTGACTGTAGCTGAGATGCAACAAAATGCAACTGTGTTTGCATAAATTAGAGAGTCCTAGTGACTCTCTTTTAATTTTAAGGAGTGAATTACTCATGAAAATAGAAGTAGGGGTGTTAATTGCAATAATTGGCATTTTATTAACATATTTAGCGTTTAGTAGAAATCGAGATAAAGACATTAAAAGTGATGCTACTGAAGCAGCAATCATAAGTACAAAGCTCGATATTATTACAACTGGAATAGATAATATTCGAATTGACATTAAAGCTAACGAAAAGAAAGTGTCAGATTTGAATGAGCGTACAATTAGGATAGAAGAATCATGCAAACAAGCTCATTTAAGAATAAATAGATTAGAAGAGAAGGAGGTGTAACCAATGCTGGCAAGCAAATCAACAATTATTAGAACACTTGTATTACTTATATTACTAGTTAATCAAGGCGTGTTTCTTTTTACAGGAAATACGCTTTTTGTTTTTGACGAAGCGCAGATTGAAGAATATGTTACTTATTTTGTTACTGTAGCAGCAGCTATATGGGCATGGTGGAAAAATAATTCTTTTACTAGAAAAGCAGTGGAATCAGATGAGTATTTAAAAAATTCCAAATTAAAGGAGTGAAGGCGTTATGAAAATCGCAGTTAGAAAAGGCCATACGATTTTAAGAAATGGAACATGTACTTCAGCACAGGGAATAGTTAGTGAGTATAAAGAAGTTCGTAAAATAGGTGAACTTGTAATTAAATATCTTAAAATTCTAGGACATTCAGTAATTGATGTTACACCAACAGATCGTGCACTCCAAACTAAAGAAGATGATGTAAGGTATGGTGTATCACTCGCAAACCAACAAAAAGCAGACTTGTTTTTATCTATTCACCTTAATGCCTTTAATGGTCAAGCTAGAGGTACTGAAGTTTTAGTTTATCCAGGAGTGAAGAAGGATAGAGCTGCAAGTATTCTTAGTGAGTTAGTTAAACTAGGATATACTACACGTGGAGTAAAAGAACGCGATGATCTACACGAACTGAAAGCAACTAAAATGGAAGCAGCTTTGGTTGAATGCTTTTTTTGTGATAACGAGGATGATGTTAAAATTTATAATCCTGATAAGATTGCTAGAGCTATTGTAAAAGGTGTTACAGGTAAAACGGTAGCGAAGCATAAGCCAGTTACAGCTAAGAATGTCTATACAGTAAAATCTGGTGACACTCTGAGTGAAATAGCATTTGAAAATAAAACAACAATAGAAGCACTTCAAAAACTAAACAACATCAAGAATGCTAATGAAATTAAAGCAGGTCAGAAGATTAAGTTACCAGAAACACCGAAGAAGGTAAAGAAGCCTATGTCTTATATACATGTAGTTAAGGCTGGGGATACGTTAAGTGAATTAGCTGTTAAGTATAAGACAACGGTAGATAAACTGAAAAAGATCAATAAATTAAAGAGTGATCTGATTAAAGTTGGTCAGAAAATTAGGTATAAATAAATAAAATATGCTAAAATAGTACTAACAAATTAGGCCAGCTATGGCTAGCGAAAGACCTTCAAACATTGTTTTGGGGGTCTTTTTCTGTACAAAAACAAAGCCCCAATCTCGTAATTTTGATAGGGGCTTGTCCAATTATATATCTTCAATTTTTTTTACCATAATACAGTATCCGTTATCAGACTTATATTCAGGAAGTTCTCTAAAACCATTAGTTGTATAAAACTTCTTTATTTTATCATTGTCCTCACACTCTAAGTATAGTATTCTACCACCTACTATTCTATGAGCTTCTAAAACCTTTTCATAAGCAAGAGCAAGAATATCCGTTCCGTTGATTCCTTTTGCTTTAATTGCTAAATCACAATAATTCTTACCTAATTGACCTAGAAGATACCCCTTAATTTCATATGTCTGTTGATATGTTCTGTGACCAATCCCCATAAGTCGTTTTTGCAAAGTTGTTGTCATCCGCTGAAAATGTTTCTTTGGAATGATTAAAGGTCTATTTGAAATTGAAAAGTACCCAGCTAAATATGGTCTTTTCTTATATGTTGCTATTATAAGATAAGTACGAGAGAGAGACATTTTTTCAAAGCTAATTGCTTTAGTATGGATAAAGTTTTCTACGTCGACTGCTCCGGAACTATCGGAATTTATTGTGGAAAAAGAATAGAGGAGTTCTGTAATAGACTCCTCTGTTTGAGTTCTTATTAAATCAGTTAAAGAGATAACTTTTAATGCCATTAATTTTCTCCTCGAAAGGCTTTCATTATAGAATCAAGATCTTCTTTTTTGGTAACATTGGAGGTAGCTTGACTAACTTTGAGGTCAACTCGTTTTGAATTTTCAATTGCTTCAATTAATTTATAACCGGACTTAGCGTTAAATTTAAAGTCAGTTAGAAAACTCTTTGTCGCCATATAAACCACCTTCCTAGAACTAAAGGAAAATTTGTTTTCCTTAGTATATTATTATAATACATCTAAAACATTTAATTAGTACAGTATTAAACACAAAAGTTCATAATTTTTTCGTTTAACAAATACTTATTACTTGTCTTTAATATTTATATGTATGAAAAGAACATAATGTTAATGTTTTATTAGAATGTCCAAATATTTAATTTTAAAACAAATATTTTATAAACTTCTATATTATATAAAAAATGATACATAAATGTAAATAGGAAATTAGTACAAAAAAACAGTTCCGAATTAAAGTAGGACTTCTTTCTTTAAGAAAAGGACCAGGAACTAAGTATGAAAAAGTTCGTGATCTAAAGAAAGGCGAAACTTACCGAGTCTATGAAATGAAAAACGGTTGGTACAATCTAGGTGCTGGATTATGGGCTTCGAACGTAAGTAATAAGTATATGACATTTAAAAAGAACTAAAATTAAAACCCCTTTCTCTAAGTGAGATTGGGGCTTTTTTGTTAATTTTTTGGAATTAGTTTAATTTTCAGATCCATAGTAACTTCTAGTTCAGCACCATTAACTAATTCTGCGCCATTATACGTTTCAGTAGTAAATTGACCGCCCATTATATGATTCATACCAGAACCCAAAATGTTGCCAGTCCCTGAAATATATTCAATGTTGTATCTGCCTGGTTCAATATCCGAGCCAATTAAATATTTACCAGCTGAAATTATTTTGGTTTTAGCTGCTATTGCTTTTTGTGCAGCTACTTCTGCAGCTTTTTTCTTGTCTGCTTCTTTTTTCTCTTCTGCAGCCTTTAGTTTATCTGCGTCTAATTTCGCTTGGGCAAGTTTATTTTCCCTTTCAGTAGCAGATAACTCAAAGTAAGGCTCAGCCTCCTTTAGTTTCGATTCAAGTGACTTTATCTTTTTTTGTTGCGTTTCAATTTTAGTGTTTAAAGAATCAACTTTCTCTTGACTAACTCCACTTGGAGCAAGCATTAAACCTAATACAAAAGCAACCCCTAAATAGAACTTTGACTTATTCTTACTGAAAAAACTCATCCCTTTTCCTCCTCTAATATCCAAATATCCTCAACTGCTAGATCTAAAACTTTAGCAATTCTTAAAGCGGTATCTAGGTGAGGTAATCCCCCCTTTATGATATTACTCATTGATGCTGCGGTTATGCCTACTTGTTCAGCTAACCATTTCTTCAAAATTCCTCGTTCAGCTAATATTACGTTTAATCTACATTTAACCATAACATCATTCCTAAATTATATTTATTAGTTATAGTTCTTCAAAAGAACAAGAAATCCTTTTAAAAATTTTTTTAATTAATTATGGTGGACTTGCATTTCTTATAGTGTCCTATCATACCTATGTATTACAAGTGTCACACCGAAACAAAAACGGTGTTACCTACGTCATACAAAAGGAGGTTCACAGCATGATTTTAGGCATTGATGCAGGCAACAACGAAGTAAAGGTTGCAACTGATAAAGGAGTTTTTAAGTTCAATTCATGCATTGGTGAATGGAGGGAGAGAAGGTTAAACACAATAACTGATTGGGAAATAGAGTACATGGGTAAGAAGTGCTTTGCAGGTGATCTAGCAGAAGACGAGAGTCAAATGAAGCGGATAACATTCGGCACAACTAAAGCACATGAAGAAACAAAATTAAGGGTGTTGTTAGCTGTTTATTTGTACGGTGATAAATTCAATGACATTGTAATAGGTCAACCGATAATAAGCCATACAGAAAGCGAGAAACAGTCTATTAAAGCCATGTTGTTAGGTGAAAAGGAACTCACAGTAAACGGTGCATCAAAACGATTCTATATTGATTCTGTAACTGTTTCTCCAGAGGGAGCAATAGGGTTATGGTCAATGCCTCAGCCAAAAGAATATGTGAAGTTTATAGACGTTGGCTCTGGAACAATTAATCTAGGTTCAATAAAGAAATATCGTTTCAACGATAAAGAGTCACACACATTAGACTTTGGAGCTGAAAGTACTAAAACAAAGGACATTAAAGCACTAGCTGAATCAATTAAGGCTTTTATCACTAATACCTGGAATAAAGATGATGAAATATATCTAATCGGTGGAGCGGCAGAAGTAGTAGCGAAGGAACTTAATATGAAAGTTCATTATCCTATTCACAACGACAAGGAACAGCATCCTATATTTACTAATGCTATAGGCTTCTACAACGTTGGGAGGGTTACCTATGCGAGACAGGGAAACCAAAAGTGTTAGTTTTAGCTCGAAAGATCTAAACGAAAGGCAAATGTTTGAATATATAACTAATTTTACATTCAGTGACTATGTTAAGAGGTTGATATTTTTAGACATGAATAAAGGGGCTACAACTTTTCAGTCAATAGCCCCTTACCAGATGGAACAACCTAATATTTCACTTGATCCTAGTACCTTTTCTTAAGCACAGAAAGGGGCTAAGGACCTGTAAGCTCTGTCTTACAGGTTATGCGAGACATTACAAAAATATGCATGTACAGGAGGAATTCTCGTGAAAAAAATTACTAACTGTGAACACTGTGGAAGTTCAAATATTTTCTACTACGCAACTATGATTCTAAAAGTTTACGGAACTATGAAGGTAGATGGAACAGTAGATGAACCAACTGATTGTGACGCTAGACCTTTAAAATATAAAATTACTGGTTACAACTGTATGGATTGTGAGGATAGATTATCAGGTTATAATCACAAAGAAAATATGGAACGGATACGTAATGGTTTAGCCAGAGAGGATGTGTAGGTAAATGAAAACTGAAGTAATCAAGTTTAGTGACTTTACGGATGGTACTTGGAATAGACAACAAATTCAACTTGAAAAGATTAAGCAAGATCGTTTCCGTAAAATCGAAATGACAGTTCGTGTTGGATTAATGGTTGTTACATTAGTAGCGATTCCAGTAGATGTTTTTGCAGCTAGTGGGGTGGATGTTGCTGGTAAAAGATTATATAAAAGACTATTGAATATCGGTAAGTGGGTAATTGTCATTAAAGGTGGAATTGATTTAATTCAGTCAATGTTTAATGGTGATATGCAAAAAGCTAAATCAACATTTATGACTTACTTATTAATATTTGCTGCATTACTAGGGCTACCATTTGCATTAGATGAAATTGAAAATTTATTTAATGAAGCGTGGTGAACGTTATGAAATTTCGAGTTAGTGGTCAATATGGAGAGTTAGCAGAGGTCAGAAACAACATACCGCATAAAGGCATTGACTTAGCAATGAATGAAGGTACTCCCATCCGTACTATTGCGGATGGGGTTGTTGAAAGAGTTGTTGATCTAGGTGATAAGAATTTAGGTAAGGGAATTATAATTCGAGATAGTGAAGGCCACAGACATATATTCGGTCATTTAAGTGACTTTAGAGTACGCCAGGGCGAATACGTTAGGGAAGGTCAATTAATCGCATTGAGTGGTAATACCGGAAATTCAACTGGCGCACATTTACATTATGGGCTTAAAGTTGATGGTACATTCGTTAATCCAGATGAAGCGATTCAAAAAGTATCTCAGTATTCAGGTGATACTCAACTTCCTGAATTTATTGCTCAAGGTGATCTAAAAGAAGGTTTCCTTCATAAGTTCATGGATAATGGAAAAGTGGATAGTTTTACAAATGTTTCTGATACTTGGCTACAAGAAAAGGCGGTATGGTTGGTAAAAACTATTCTTGCTCCACTTGGTCATTTTATAGATTATATAGCCTACCCAACAACGCTGTTTATAGTTCCAGTTCTTGTTATCCTAGGTGTGTGTGGCTACAAAGATGGTTATAGAAAGGCTGGACTTACAATAGGTATATTTGCTCTTATTAAAGGGTTAAGAGGTGCATTCTAATGAAACTATCAGAAGTAGTTAAGGTTATAAAACCTAATTATGTTTACGTTCAATTAACTCCAAACAATTCAATTAAGAATAATAACACTGATAAAATCGCTAGAGCAATAGCAAGTATTCATAAAACATTAAACAAATGTATCAAGAAAGACGAGGCAAAACTTATAAAGGCTTTGGGTAAAGATTTTCTAATGGGTACTAAGTTTAGTATCCATCCTAACCCTAAAGTTTCCTATTATATATACATTGAGAAAAAGAAGGTTGAATTTTACTTCATTATTCCTGAACAGCATTACAAATTTATAAAGGAAAAAATTTCATTAGCGTGGCAGAATATAACTTGTAAAAAAGTCGACGTCTTACCTGAGTTTAGCGAGAAAGCAACCTATCAACAAATGGTATATGAGAAAGAAGATGGATTAAGTTTAAAAGCAGATCATAGAGAGAATGATTTACTAAGAAGTAATTTCAATATAATTGATGTATTAGAGGAAGGAGAGAAAGTAGGGATATTTTATAACTTCATACCAACAACTCAATTTGGATGGAATAACGAACACAAATATACTATTAATAAAGCTAAGAGTAATCAACCTTTAAACAGAAATAAATTTAGTATAAATTATGCGTTTAAATTCGTAATTAATATAGCATTTAGTATATTAAATTCATTTGGCGAAGTGTTTGCTGGTAAAAGCAAAGCACAAAAGGATAGTGAACAGGTATCGTTATTTGAAAGAGCATTAGCGTCAATAGATAAAACCTCATTAAGTGAAAGGACATTAAAAAAAGGCAATTCAACAATAGTCAAAACACAAATAGCATTAATAAGCGAATCCCCTATCGAACTCAACCAACACAACAATATAAGAGCCTTATCCCAATCCTACGAATCCATTACTCAAGACAATAGATTAATCCCCAGAACACTTAAACCATTCAAATTCAATGATTATTCAATCAACGCAGAACAAAATAAAATGTCTGATGCTGAAATATCAAACTTTATTTCGTTACCAGGCAGAGAACTTTTAGACCAATACCCTTTCATAAGTAAGGTGGAAACACAAGAAATTAAAGTTCCTGAGGATTTACAAAAAGGGACGATGCATATTGGCGATGTGACATACAGAGGCAGCAGTCAAAGTGCATTCCTTTCTAGTGATAGAGAATATAAATATTTACCCTTAATATTAATTGGCCCACAAAGAGCAGGTAAAACAACACTACTACAAAACCTAACTAAAAACGCAATAGATAATGGCGAATGTGTAATTATACCTGACTTTATTAAGAACTGTGAGTTTGGAGAAGAAGTTGCAGCTGTACTTCCAAAGGATAAAGTATTAAAAATTGAATGTAACGATCATACGAATTTACAGGGATTAGGATTTAATGAAGTAAAGAAAAGCGCAGATCCATTTATCCAGTACGCAAATGCAAAAAAACAAGCAACACAATTCATCACACTAATTAACTCACTTCAAACTGACGATTCAGGAAAGCTAACAAACAAAATGAGAAGATACCTTGAAGCAGCAAGTTTACTTGTATTTATCCAAAATGGGAGTTTCAATGATGTGTTTACTGTACTTCAGGACCACAACTTCAGAGCAGAATTAATAAATAAACTTGATAAAAGTTACAGATCTGATATGAAGAAATACGTTTCATATTTACTGGAATTAGATGAAATAGAGAGTAAGTCAGGTAATATCATTGGTACTAAATTCAATTTAATTGTAGGGGTAATAGACAGATTAAACACTCTAGAAGCTAATCCTTATTTAGAAAAGATGCTCCAAAGAGGTTGTGAGAACAACGTAGATTTATTAGTTGAAATGCAGAAACCACAATTAATACTAATCAAGATGCCTGAACACATGTTTATGACAGATGATGAAAGAGATGTGTATTGTACGTACTGGCTAACAAAGATTTACCTGGCACTACAATTAAGAGCAGAGACAATACAAGACCGTAGCAAACAAAATACAGTTAATGTAATTTTTGATGAATTATATCAAGTTCAACACACTGAATCATTATTAAAACAAAGAATATCTCGTATGGCTAAATTCAATATGAAACCTATTGTAAGCTGCCATTACCTTAACCAAATCAAAATATTACGTGATGAATTGAGAAGTGCTAATGCTTCTTACATGCTTATAAGTGGTTGTGATAAAGAGAATTTTAGAGAATTTAAGGAAGAGTTACATCCGTTTGAACAAGAAGATCTACTTAAACTAAAAAGATTTTACAGCTTAAATCTAATAAAGAACAATGATGGATACGCAAAGTTCATAACAAAATTACCTAAACCAGTAGGAGTGTGATCCAATGATTAAGTTTGGTGGAGAGGGAACGAACACTTATTACTTCTATTGTGAGAAGTGCAGCAGAAAGATTAAGGCTGGAAAGGATAGGTTATGTGGTCAATGTAAGAGAAAATCTACAAAGTAGGGGTGATTAGTATGTTTGGTTGGGATTTAGCTCTTTGTTATATAGTTATGTCTGCAATGTGGTATAAACGTGGTCGTGAAATTGACTCTTTAACTAAGGTTGAGGAGTATGATTTTCAATCGTTTATGAGGGGTGAATGATTTATGAAACAACTCCTAATTAAAATAAACAACCAACTGCAAGAAATAATCGAGCACGAAATTAGAGTTAAGAAGTTAAATTCAGACTTCACTATACTAGGATATAAACTAAAATTTGAATATGGTTGGTGGGTAGATCGTGGAGAGGGATTTGAATTTGTTGGTGAGGAAAGTGAATTAAGCAAATTAATTAAATATAAATAAACATATAGCGTGTATAATTAGATGAATATAATTATACACGCTATATGCTATTTGAAAGGCTGCAAATCCAAAGTTTTACAGCCTAGGATATATTTGTAATTCAAATTCAGTAGCATCTGTACTATCTGGTGAACGGTAGAGAGTGCCATATGAAATTACACTTTTCATTAGTTTGTTTTTTAATTCGTTATCATTTGTGCTTCTGTAAGCCTCTACAACGTTTTTAAGTTTTGGAATGATTTTATTCACACTTGAATTTAGAATCGTTTCTAGCTCAATATTTAAACTCCTGTTGATGTTTTTTAACTCTTCTTCCTTTTCACTCAACTTTAACTGCCTTTGGGTGAAAATATCTATACTATAAACACCTTTCTCTAAAAAAGTATATAAATTTTCCTTTTGTACTTCCAGTTCCTCAATTTGTTTTTTATTTTCTCTTAAAGCAATTTCGATAGAAGTAGTATCTAATTCTTTTTCACTACCTTTATTCGATATATCAAAATTACTTATAAATTGCTCTAATGCTGCAAGAACAGCATCTTCAACTAAATCATATCTTGTAGTTCTGGTTAGCTTATTTGTTTTACATTCTGTTGATTTACAACCTAGTTGTAATGCAGATTTTAAACCTCTTTTTAAGCCATGAACACTTTTAAATAAGTAAATACTTCTACCACATAACTTACATCTTAAAACACCTGCTAGTGCGTTAGTGACTTTCTTGTCACTATTCGTACTATTGGAGCGAAGCAACATAACTTCTTGAGCTTTAAAATATGTTTCTCTAGTAATTATTCCTTCATGTGCGTTTTCTACAACAATTGGATTTGGGTTTTGAGTTACTTTATATTTTCCGTTTATTTTTTTATGTTGTTTATTTTGGAAAATAATATCACCACAGTAAACACGATTCTTTGCAATCGCTCTAACCATAATAGGTTGCCATTGTTTACCAGTTGCACTTTGTATGTTCATGTTATTTAGCTTTTTACATATAACAGCCATTCCAAAACCATTAAGTATTTGTTGGAATATATATTCAATTATCCAAGACTTCTCAGGATCAATTACTAACCTTAATTCTGAATCTTTCAAATAGCCAAGAGGAGCATTCTTACCAACATGTTTACCCTCACTTGCAGAAGCCTTTCTACCACGCATTAAACGTTTATTTATCTGTTTTAGTTCTTCACGAGCAACAAGAGATTTAACTGAGTATGTAATCTCATGTGTATCATCAGCAGGATCTATGATTTCGGTAGGGGAAATTATTAAAGTGTTTGAAGTTCTAAACGACCTATAAATTAATCCCTGGTCTAACATATCTCCACGACCTAATCGGTCAACATCCATTACTAAAACACCATCAACAGAACGTTTTTCAACACTTCGCAATAAACGTTGCATTTCAGGTCTTTCAGAAATATATTCACCAGAGACAATTTCTTCAAAGATTTCAATGACAACATACTTATTCTTTTTAGCATAAGCCAATAGTTGAGTTCTATGTCTTTCAAGAGTGTCGTAAGAAACCTTTGCAGAACGTTCATCTTCAATATCTTTTCTAGATTTTCGTAAATAAATAAATACTTTAATGATAATCACCTCTAAAACTCTGTATAAATATGGATATGTGTATTTTAGCATATATAAGTAGAATCATAGATTAATAATTAAATGTAAAATATTTACAAGTAATTTTGAGACAAAAAAAAGAAGCGTTATATCGCTTCGCTAATGACAACATTTTCGTTATCATTTTCTATATTTTTATCACTATTATCTCCCGTTCCGATAATAGTAGTGTTATCAACTTTTAAAGATACCCCTTTTTCAAACAGATCGCTATAAATAATTTTCACCTTGATTTCCCCTCTCCGTGATAAGAACAAATGTTCTTATTTTTATTATATAAAAAAGCTAGGAGTATTCAAGGTAATTTTACAATTCGACACAAAAAAATGATATTGGTTATTTTCGATATTATTCGACAATACCAGACTCTTTAAGTTTCTTAATGGCTGTAACATACTTCTCAACTTGCTCTGCAGTTATGTTCTCCTTTTGCATTTTTTCAGCAAAGACTAACCATTCTACACCAATTTCTTTTAATCGTTCTGGGACCTCAACTTCATAACCTAATAAATAACTAACGGGAACACCATAAAAATCAGCAAGTTTCTCAGCAAGTTCGTATGGTAAATTTGGATATTCTCCGCGCTCGAATTTACTCAAATTAGAAGCGTATGT